GTATTGACAAGGTTATGCTCTAAGGCGTCCTGTTCCTTTTCCAAGATCGCCAAGGCTTCCCTTCGGCCCTTCAAGATTTCCCCCTTCGCCCCGAATTCTTCGAACAAGGCCGCTTCTTCTGAAGCCGCCCCGGCTGCGTTCCCGGCGGCGATGTTGGATATTGCGCTGAAGGCTGAAAAGCTTCCATTTAAAAGGTCAAATGTTGACAGCCCTGAAAAAAGACCGCCGCTTGCAAGAAGGCCAGGCGCGGCAAGTGACCCGCCGCCGACCGCCGCCAATGTCCCGGCGGTTGTTCCGCTTCCAGCCAGAACCCCGCCCGCCGTGGTGACAGCCGTGGCCCCTGCTAATCCAGTAGACGCCGCCGCCGATGTCTCGAAGATCGCCGCCAAGGCTCCGAAGTTGCACGTCCCGCCGGGCGTGAATTCCGTTTGGAAGTCGCCTGTCGCCGGGTCAAATTTGCCGAATTTAATTGTCATGATTAAACCGCCACTTCTTTCGCTATCGCCAACAGTTTCAATTTATAGGGTTCATCTTGCGTTATGGCAACCTGACCGAAGTCATCCCATCCCAACATACCGTCTTCCTTTTTGTCCCCGGTGAATTGCGGGATTGCCTTATCCAAAAGGCCGGAACCAAATTGTTGAAAGGCTATCGGGTTGCTGTTGATCGACAGCCCGGTCGTATCTTTCACCCTGACCGTTGCAGCAACAACCCGTTTTTTGCGCCCGACCGCCGTTCCATCGGGAAGCGCCCCTTCGACCGGCATATCTTTGATGAAGACTTCGTTTGCCAGGGCCGCTTGAGTAGGATCGCCATAGACGATAGTGCGGGCCATTGCGTCAGTATCGCCCGCCGCCACTTTCCGAGTGACTTCGGCTTCCTGAACGTCAGGCCATTTCAGGCCGATTTGATACTTGTCCGTCGTCGCCCTGGCAAACGTGACCGCGCCGCTGGCAACCGTCAAGTTCGGCTGAATGCTGTCGTCAAGGATGACCTTCGCGGTTTCCGTTTCAAGGTGGTCAAGGCCGCTTGCGCTGGATACCGTGACGCCTGAAGCTTTGACCCCGGCGTCAACTCTTAATTCACTGTCGAAAACTTCCAGATAGTTTCTGATAACGCTGTTGACGGTCCTTTGAACGACAAAATACATTTTGTCTCTAACGACCGCAACATTCAGGAAGTCGCCGTTTGTTTCGCTCAAGGTGTAAGCGTTGATGTTCTGATCGCGCAAGGTGCAAAATGCCGTCAAGGTTCCGTCATTGTTGACGATCAAGACATAATCGGCTTCTTCGGTCGATGTCGCCCGCCTGGTCGCAACGTCAACAGGATTAACGATAAGGTGTGAAGACAACAGCGAAATATTGTTCGCCTGATAAGCGATTTCAACATCGCCTTGAAAGATGAATTCGCGCAATGCTTTCCCGCCCCTTTGAAGGAACAAGGTCGCGCCATCGACCGGCTGAACCCGCAAGCCCTTCTTCGATCCCCGGTCTGTCGTTTCCCTCAAAACGAAGTTCCCTGGCGTCAAGCCGGTGTCTTCCGACTTCGGGACATAGAATTCAGAAGACGTGGCGAACAACTGAAGATGACGACCGACGTGAATGTTCGTGAATTCAGGGACCGAACCCGAAGTCGTGTCGGCGGTCACGTCAATGGCATCACTGACACTGGCATCGCCAATGCTGAAGTTCAGGAAGTTCCCGGCCTTCGATCCCCAAACAGAAGACGGCCTTCCCTTGGAACCGGCAAAATAAAGCCGCCCTTGGAAGAAGGCGCAACTGACCGGCCAGCCCCGCGCCGTTGACCATGTAGCTTCTTCGAACGTCCATTCAGCCGCCGGGATGGCGTCAACATTGTCGAAGTCTGTCAAAATGGTGCAAACGACAACCGTCGTTGACGTGTAAGCTGTTATGACGGCGTATCCATTGACGCCCTTCCTGATAAATTTTCCGACATCGCCAGCGACAAACATCGCCGCGCTGGACGTGAAATTGATCGCGGTCCCTGTCGTCGCTGAAGGCGTCATTGTGGTCGTCGTGACGAATTCGAAATTGTGTGAAGGGAAGGTATTGATCGGGAAGACCGAAGGGTTCCATTCATCGTGTGCGCCATCGCGCAAGAAGCGCCGTGGCTGATGATCTTCATGAACAATCAAAAGCGTGTCCAGGTTCGAAGTCCAATTGATCGAAGTGATGTCGCCGGTCGTCGCGTCAACGGTCTTCAGGTTGGCGCTGGTGTATGGTGTCGGAACGTCGATCAGCTTCACGCCGTTCCGATAGACTTCCATATTGCGATCAGTAAACAGCATTAAATATCTTTGGGTGATACTGAATTCAAAGTTGATTTCCCTGGCGTTTGAAAGGGTCGCGCTTTCCGTCCATAGCCTGATTTCATCAATGGCGAAATTGTCCGTTGTCAGGTCCGTCGCGCCGATCCGCGCAAGCCGCCAATATCGCGCCGTTGCCGGGCCGGTGCTTCGCTTGTGCCGGTCATCCCCGTCAACGGTGTCGAAGGCATTGCCGAAGTCTGTCCAGGCGGCATCGTCGGCGCTATATTGCCAGCGAACTTCGCCACTTGAAGCCGTGGCCCCTGACACCAGCCGCAAGCCTTCAACATCACAAAAATGGATCGCTTGCGCCGTGGTCATGTCGATATGAACAATGACGAACGGGTCGGTCGTACTGGCCCCGCCGGTCGTGATGACTTCCGTCGCGACATCATCATCAATGGCTTGCGCCGCCGTCCCGCCGTTTGGCGCTGTCACTGTCACGGTTCCGGCTGTCAGGTCGAAGGCCGCGATCACCTTCGTCAGTTCCTTGATCCACCTTAGACCAGGACGCCGAACAGCGCCGCCTTGCGGGATAACAAGAACATTCCGCAAGAATTCAGCGCCGTTGTAATAATGCTTAACATCAGGTCGACCGCGAACCAGCGGATCAAGTTCGCCGCTTGTCAGGTTCGTTTGTAGGGGTTTAAGGCGCGGCATTATTTGTTTATTCCCTGAACCATGAACGTGTGATCGACAAGGAAGGTCATACTGTCATTTAGGCGGGCGGCAAGTGACCAACCCGGCTTCAAAACTAGCGGCACGCCAGATTTAGCAAACGTCCAGCGAACCTGAACGAAGTCGTTAGTCCCTGGAAAGCTGTCAATTGTCAGGTCGTAACAATACCGCGCCCAATCACCATTGTTCTTTATTGGCAACCCGTCAGTTATATCAATGACCGTGTTTCCTGAAGCGTCCAAAAGGAAAAGTTCGATCCCGTTTGTCAAGGCCGTCCCGCCGCCATATTTTTCGCCCGTCGCGGCGGTCGCGTCTTCGATCTGCATGACGAGCCTATGAACTTCAATGACCCCGTTTGAAGACGCTGGATTGGTCAACTTGAAATCCGTCACGACTGAAGAATAATCGCCGACAGCGTTCTTCGTGCCGGAACCATCGCCGACAGTATCAAGGAACCTGAAAAAAGGCCGGAATGACATTATGATCCCTCACTTCTAGCTTGAATAAGACTGAAATCAGTAAACACTTGCGGCGGATCTTCGCGGCTGTTCCGCGCCATCGCCCGGCCCAACACGCCGCCCCGGCGATTTTCGACGACGGTCCCATAAACCATCTGGTCGAGCGTTTTGAAGATGCCCGTTTGGTCAGTGATCGGCATTGAGAATTCGACCATTAAAGCCTTGATAATCAGCGATACAAAGTAAGGAGGCCAAACAGCTTCATTGATGCCGTTCGATTGATAGTCCAGGTACAAAGCCGCCGCTTCGGTCAAGATGCCGTCGCCCTGAACTTCAAAATCCTTGAACACTGAGGCCCCGGCGGCGTTGCTGTCATATAGCGCGATCACGCCATCAGTGAGCCGGTCTTGTGGAAGTTGCCACTCGTTCGAATATGTAGAAATCGGAGCATCAGCCTTTTTACCAAGGGCGACTTTCCCAACCGTGAACTTCCAATCGTGAATGGAAAGAATGTCATCTTTCAGGCTTGGATAAATGCGGGCGCAAATCGTCGCCCTGTCGGTCCCATCGGTGAAAGAACTGATCGGCTTCGCGCCTAGAGTGACCAAGGCCGTCGAGCAAATACTGACCTTATTTGGTGTCGGTGTTGATGGCATTATTCATATTCCTTCAAGAAAGACGGTTCGCCCAATATTTCGCGGGGCTTGCCGGACATGGAATAGACGCCTTTCAAGGCCCCGCCGTTGGCATAATTGCCCCATGTAATATGACGACTTAAAAAGGTTCCGTTCATTTTCTTATCGCCTGGCGCAAACTCTGAAGGCTGGCCAGGTGTTTGAATATAGCGGTCAGAATACCCGTCAATCGACAAAGGAACGCCGCACAAAATGACGGTCTGAAAGCCCATTTGAAGGGCAATGATCGCCGCACATAAAGAACTTGTCCCGGTCGAAAGACCGCCCACCCCTGACCAGCAAAAATCTGAAGCCTGGCATTTGTGGCCTTGCGGGTCATATTGATGGCGTTCGATACCGGCGGGCGGGTTGTGATTGCCCGCGAATTCTTCGGGGCCATGCGCCGTGATAATGGCAAACGGCAATTTTGGCTTTCCGTCCAGCATCGCCCAAGCGCCATTGATAGAAATAACTTCGAAAGGTACTGGTGAGAGAACCCGCGCCCGCGCCTGGTCTTCCATCGCGCAAGGTGCGCCGCCTATCAACAAGACAACGCCGCGCCTTTTATGGGGATATGAAGGGGAACAGGTTAGAACCATCTTGTCGCCGTCCTTTAAGAAAACGGGCCGATGTTTCCCCGTTGAAGGTTCACCATCGGCCCGCCAGCTTTCCCACCAGAAGGGAACCTTTAGCCTAAGCGCGTGTATTCAATCCAAGCGGCATAGACGTACAGAATGTCGGTCGTGTGTGCGCCAGGCACAAGCCCAACATTCAGGAAGCCGGGCGCGGCGGCAAGGTTGGCGGCGGTGATTGTTATCGTCACTTCGGCCAAGGTCGCCGACAGGGCGGCGGTCGCCCCGCCCATTTCAGTATCCCCTTCACCATCGGCGACTTGAATGTCAATGGTCGGCGTATCCGTCGCCCCTGCCATCTTCGCCATCAAGTGAACGGTGATGTCGTTTGTCGTGTCCATGTCGGGCGGCTTCGGAATAGAACCGAACTGGATTTCATCCACATTCGAAGCGGCCCAATTAAGGCGAAGCGCCTTGTCGGTCGCGTCATTGGCCCGTTCAAGAACCGGCGTGGTGTCTTGCGCCAGGATACCACCAGAACTGACACCGGTCGACGAAACGGCGTTCGCGATGTCATTCGAAATGGCTTCACGAGCCGTCGAAATATCCAGCGGAATGAAGCCGGTCGCAATGCCAGCGAAGCCGGTCAAACGGGTCGGTGTCACGGTTGTCCCCGAAACAGCGACTTCGTAAACTTGCTTGCCTTCCGACAATTCAACAACAAGCAAATCATTGCTTTTCATGGTTGTTGAAACAAATGAACTGCTAAAATATCCAGCAGTTTCAACCGTGGCGCGGGTGTCTGTCGTGACATACGTCCCGATTTTCATGTTCCCTTTGGTCCCGTTTCCTTGCGGGTCAAAGTTGCCGTCATCGAAGGCGGAACAAATACCAGGGCCGACGTGATCCATTCCAGGGATGACGCCAAGAGCCGCCGAAGTCAGGAAGCCCCTGTTAAGTGTTTTAAAAAGTGTCTTCATTTTGATCTTTCCTTATGATCTAGCGCAATTACAGAAATCAGCGGGCTTGCCGATTATGGTTCCGTCGAAGACGTTTCGACAATGCCAAGGGCGTCAATTCCGACAGAACCGGCGGCGAAGATACCGTTCGCAAGCCAGGAAGTCATATCAGGAATGTAATTGACTTCGGTCCTGAATTCCAAGCCTTGAGCCAGGCCACAAGCTGATTGATGATAGGCGTAGTTTGTGCGGATACCTGACGACAAGGGAAGCCCGCCTTCGTCACGGTCTTCCATTTCAATGATGTCGAAGCCAAGCCAACGGCTGATTTCACCATCGACCAGGGCCTTGATCGCATTCTTGTCAACGGTGTTCGCGTCACTGTCGCCAAGAAGTTGCTCCATGCCGATAGAGTGAATGATGAAGGTTCGACCGCCTGATTTGGGAACGCCCTGGTTATTCAGAAGGCGTCGGGTCCGGCGGAACTTGGCGGTATTAAGCGCCGATCCAGTGCCGCCGATGTCTGTCGAAACGGTCAGAGTTGTCGAAGCGGCGTCAAGAGCGTCAAGAATAAGCTGATCTTCACGACGACCGATGGCCCCGGCAATGGTTTCGGCCAGTTCCGAACGTTCGTCGTAATTGACCTTTTGAGCGTCGAAGATGTCGGTGAATTCCGGCGCGTTCCAATCCTGGATCGTGGCCGTTGCGTTGGTGTGCGCGATGTTCATCGGCACGACACGAGTTTGAGGAACGCGCCTGGTGGCCGTACCCTTACCCATTTTCGGGAAGCGATGGGTTGAACCGATGACCCCGCCACGGAACCTGACTGTTCCGCGAAGCATTCCCATCCCTTGATAGGCATGTTTTACTTCGGCGTCGAATTCGGCTACTGCATTGTCTGTAAGTGTTTTTGACATGGCCTGAAGACCCCTTTGTTAAAATGAATGACTTGGCTAAATCGCTTCCGATTAGCAAGCTTAATTCATCGGGTCCGGCTGGCGGATTGGCGATGTCATCGCTTGGGTCTTCCGCTGTCATCTTCACTTGTGGCGAACCGGCCTGTCTGGTTTGGGTTCGCCGCCGCCGGACTAGATGACAAATCCGACGGCGGGCTTCGTATATTTCAAGACTATCCATAGACCTATTCGGATAGTTTAGTCAAGATATTGAATTTTAACGATGGCCCCTGGTGTTGCTTTGCCCGCCCTTGTTCTCGTATGAAGAACGGCTTCCCCCCTGATTTGAAGGAATGCCAAGACCGCTCTCACTTGATCCGGCGGGCGCTGTTCCGAAGATTTCTTCGCCCTGTTTCTGCCATTTTGTATAGGCATCAGGTTCGGCGTTCCGATCCGGCATGGATTTATACCATTCATCCTTACTTGGAAGTTCGCCACCAACCCCGCCGCCGCCAAGCGGGATAGACTTGCCGCCGGTCGCCATCCGAAGCTTGTTGACGACAGACAGGCCGACCGCTGTTTGACCCATGTTCAAAAGATGGACGTGTTCGGCGGCTGATATTTCGCCGATTTCCTTCATGTTGTCGGCCCATGTCTTATTAGTTCCGGCGACAGCCTTGGCGTTCGATCCAAACTTTTCAGCTTCAGCTTCCAGGTCAAGGGTCGGGGCGTTCTGATCGACGCTGGTCAAGACCTTACTGACAATCCTTTGAAAGCGTTCAGGCGAAAAGCCTTCCTCTTTCGCGATGGCCGCGAATTGCTGAATGACAGGATCGTCAATCGGAACCGGCTTCAGGTTCTTCGCGTCATCGCTCAATTGAAGCTTTCCGTCGATGATGAACTTGTCGTCGCCTTCACTGTCCTTCAAATATCCGGCGGCGTCTTCGGGAACGTCTTTGTCAACGCCCGCCGGGCCGTCTTTCTTGGCTTCGGCCAAATCATTTTGAAGCTGTCTGACCGTCTTCCCGGCGTCGATTGCCGCCTTTAAGACAGCCGGTTCGTTCATCTTGTCGGCTTCTTTATCCCAAAACTTTTCAGGGATAGCCAGGCTTTCGGTCTTGCCCTTGTCGGTCTTGAATTCCAAGGTCTTGCCGCTGTCCTTGTCGTCTTCGCCATCGCTATCGCCAGCGTTCGCCATTAATCCAGCGCCAGGCTTGTCGTCTTCGCCGCCGCCCTTGTCATCTTCGCCGCCCTTGTCGTCGCCTTCATTGCCGCCGCCGCCGCCGCCGCCGCCGTCATCGTTGCCGCCGTCGTCGTCAGCCATCGAACAGGTCGAAGCCGGGATGAAGTAAAGGTCATCTTTGAAGTTGTTGATCTTGAACATGATAAAGGGTTCCCTCTGGTGTGAAGATTAAGTTGCGTCTTTCAGGGCTTGCGCCTGATTGGCCTGGCGTTGCGCCAACCGCTTTTGACGCTCGATTATCGTCGGCCTGTTGGCCTGATAAAGCTGGAAGACATCGCCTAGTTCGCCCTGTCGCCGCCTGACTTCCGGCGACATCATAACGCCGAGCCGGTCCATGACCTTGATAATTGCCGCCCCGGCATCTTCAGGGCTACTGGCTTCAGGGTTGCCAATGATTGCGCCAACATCAAGATCAGAAAGCGTCGGTTCGCCTGTTTCCTGGCTGGCCGATAACTGAACGTCTTCGGCTTCAGGTTCGGCGGGCGCGACTTCAGGTTCGGCTTCAGGTTCGGCTTCATCAGGCACGTCAGGATCAGGATCGCCAACGACTTCAGGAACAGCGGGCGCTTCAGCGTCGGTCAAATGGACATCGTTCATCGCGTCTTGATACAAAGACACGTTATCCCTGGTTAGATCGCCGAAGCCGTGTTCGCCTAACAGCTTGCGACTGACAGCGGTCCCGGCGGCTTCCTTGATATGGTTCATATCCGGCCCGCCTGTCATGTTCCAATGGTAATCATTGGCCGGGTCAAGGTTGTTGACGACTTCTTTCAGTTTGTTCGCGTCGATTGTCTTCGCCATGATTTTATGTTTCCTGTTCTGGTTTCGTTGGCGGGCCTTGAAGCGCCCGGTTGATCCTGTGCTTGCATTCAAAATAGAAGGCGGCTTGTCCTTCCCTGAAGAACCCGACAGCCGCCGCCCGCAAGGCATCGGTTTCGGTTCCGATATTGAACCGCTGTCCTTCCGTTGCGACTTCCCGCATGAATTCATAAAGGGTCTGGCCGTCCGGTGTTGATAGCGCCCGCTGGATTGCGGCGTTCAATTCATATTCTTTTTGTGCCTGGGTTTCGAAGGCTTCGATCTGTTCAGGTGACAGGTTCGCCGAAGCATTGTCGTCCTGTTGGCCGAAAACGTCGAAGTGACCGCGCTTGAAAACGTCGAATACGTCTGTTGACGGCTGTTCCTCTGGCTTCTTTGTCATGGTGTTGGTCTTCCTTCTGGTGGTTGCCTTAGTTAAAAATTAAGCGGCGGCGGCGAGTGTCCCGCCTTGATTGTTGGCAGGGATCGCCCCGCCCCCGCCTGGCTGGTTTTCGTTTTGCTGTTGTGCGGCCATTGCCCCGATCATCTTTTGAGCCTGAAGCCGCTGTTCTGGTGTTCGCATCAATTCCGAAGCAACGCCAAGCTTCCGGCCAATCCATTCCGGCGCGTCTTCGATGTTCACGCCCAACAAGAAGGCTTCTTCGCCAAGGCTTTGAACTATTGTGAACCATTGGATTGCCGTTTGAACTTCGGTCAGGTTTTGCGATTGTGCAAGCGGCGACTGAACCTGAACATCGACCGTCCCGCCGTTGACCTTGATCCTTTGACCTTGGCTGATCTGAATGATCTTCATTTCGCCAAGCATGTTCAAGGTTTTTTGAACTAGGGGCCGGATCAGTTCAGTCATAAGCCGACCGAAAGGCGAACCGATGTCGGTTTGAAGTTCTTTGATCCTGGCGATCATTTCCGTCGCCGATGGCGGCGTTCCTTGCTGTTCCGGCAAGGTGTTGTCCATCATGATCTTTTTAATGCTGTCCTTCAGGTCTTCAGCGATCAGGGTCGCGACATTGAAGTCAGCGCCAGAAGTCAGCGATTGCAGGGAAGCGCCCAAAGCGCCGCCGTTACGAGCGACAGGAATGACCGCGCCGGGGATAATCTTGACCGTGTTCGGATTTAGAACCCCGTCATCGGTCGCCGTCCATACGCCACTAACAGCGATGGAAGCATTCATCAAGACCAGTTCCTTCAGCTTGTTCAGGGTCTTGGCATCGGGAAGCGCGAACAGGACAGGGCCACGGCCTTCGACTTCACCAGCGACTTTGATCCAGCGGGCGACAATCCAGGGGCTTTCCACAAAGTCAGCTTCGATCAGGCGCATGTGATCTTTCTTTTTGCCGCCTGTCGCCGGGCCTTCCCATATCACGTCATAATACCAAAGGTCTTCCTTGGCGTCATAATAGGTTGCTTCGACCAGGTTGATTTCTTGTTCCGGCTTGTCCTTCAGCATCTTTTCGAAGCCTTCAGGCTTTATCAAATCGAACCCGGTCCAGTGTTCTTCGATCAGCCTGATCGCCATACTATGACGCCGGAACAGGCCATTGATCCCGCCCCACGGTCCTTCTTCAAGGGCGACTTGCGCTTGTGGAACGCAGATATACCGGATCGGCATTTCATCGTCGCCCTTCATGACCATCATGACGCCGGTCCCGACCGCAAGGTCGAGATAGAATTCATTGATCGCCGTGTCGAAGTTTGAAACGTGGATCGCCGCGAACATCGCATCGTTAAGACCATCAAGCTTCTTCTGAACTTCGCCTTTGTTCTCTTCGGGGATAAATGCGCCAGGGATTAGCTTGGCCCATTTCATGAAAGGCGGCGTCAACTCGCTTTGAAGCCTGTTTGCCAGCCGGACAGTCATCACCATCAACGTGCTGTCGAAGACATGGTTCATCTTCCTTGCGCCGGGCGTTTGCTTGGCGTTCTTGCCGCCCGCGCTGGATTGATAAAGGTTCCGCATTGGAAGGGCCAGTTCGTAGGCCGACGATCTTAAATCGCGCCATTGATCTTTGACCTTCCAGGCTGAAGCTGATCTTTTGGCGACATGCGCGACTTCAAGCCGGGCCATCAGTTACCGCCGCCTAGCTTGGCGGCAACAACGCCCTGTTCGCCTGTCGATGGATTTAATGTAATGCCCTGGCCCCGGCCTGATCTTGCGCCGATGACGGCGCGGTTCGCGGCGGCGTCCTTTTTGGTCTTGGCTTCCTGGTCTGCCAGGCGTTTCGTTTGGTCGGCTTGCGCCTTCAAGGCGGCTTCGCTTGGCCCTTGGACCTTTGGAGCGCCGCCGAATATTGATCCTAAAACTTTACCCATGATGTGAGGCCCTTCGATGGGATTGGCTAAGGCTGGTACAATCGACCGCCGTGTCGCACAAGATAAGCGAATAATTGCTTCGGTGTCCAGACTTTCCATTCATCAATCAACAGGGTCGCCTTCGTCAATGACACACAAGTCAAGGCCCCGCGCCGTGTTGGCTTGGCATATTCAGGCGGGCTTGTGAACGGAAATTCAACGATTGCCGTGACGCCAGCTTCAAGGAAAGCATCGGCGACGACTTCCGGTGATTGCCACCAGACGGCGCTATCGACGCCCCATCGCAAGGCTTCGATCTTCATCGTGAAGCGTTCAGCCATCAATCCCGGCTCTGGATAATAGACAGGAAGCATCAGCCAGCAATGACGCCAGGCGGGCGATGTCAACGGGGCCGGGATCGTGTTCGGGGATATGTCGCCCTGAAAAACAACGAAGGCGGTTTGTCGTTTGCTGTTCGCCCTGAAGCAAGCCTTGTCAGTCATGTCGTCACCAGCCGCCAACCGTTGTTTTGATCTGAAGAAATCTTCACACCACCAGGCTTCAATATTCTATTCACCCGAAAAACCCTTTGCCACATTCCTTCGATCCACAAGTCAGGCATTTCGTCAGGGTCAGGCCAGATCGCTTCGGATAGTTCGCCGGTCGTCAGGTATGGATTGAACATCAGCGCCAACAAACAGCGGGCGGCTGAAGGTTCAAGGGACACCGTTCGGCCATCGGCATGAAGGACAGCATATCGATCGATCTTGCCAGGCATCAGTCAGTCCGGATGGAAAAGTTTCACCCCATCCTGATAATGCGATTTTTTTTGGAGACGGCAGACCATAAGTTTGATGTATATGCACACAAGCTGCCCATTCCCTATCTTTATTTATTTGGCCATAATCAATAAACAGTGGGAATTGTTCAACGCCTTCCTCTGCCGCCAAAACGGCTACAAGGCTTGAATCCAGCCCTCCGGACAATAGAGTTACGATGCCCATTGGGTTTCTCTCTGATAAACCCGCATGACGACCCAAATTGCCTGATCAAGAATTCCTGCTGGCCACCCAGTTTGGCTCGAATACGCCAAGAAATCTTTTTCGCTTTTTTCGTAGTTCTTTAACGTAGAAACAGAAGGAGAAGAGGCCTGTCGCAATCCGCACATATTCATAAAGCGCAGTAGATGCGAATCAAGAATTGCAAGTTCTTGAGAGAAACCCAAATTTCGCAGAACCATACTCGCCTGCTTCGGGCCAATCCCTTTTGCATTCTTTACCAATAACCGCCTGACCATGAGCGGATCATCACATCGCTCAAGAAACCCTTTAATTGATCCCCCATTCTCATAGAAAATTGCTGCTGTGTTTGCAATTGATTCACCCCGAGCATTTGGGAAACGATAACGTCGACTTCGTTGCCATTCGGGTCTGTTAAGATGTTGATGCAGAACCTGAGTTACACGTTCCTTATAGTCCTCTCTATCATCAGAATAATTTAGCAAACCATCCTCTTCGAGGGCATCTGTGGCCGCCATTGCCATCTCAAATGAAACTTGGCTTCCAAGAATGCATGCGACAACTTCTCGGTATAATTCTGCTTCACTACGCTCAGTCCAGTTCGTTACACCAGACATTTGAGA